GCTGCTTTCTATGCAGTTCCTAATGGCAGATCAGAGTTGCTTTATGACGGTGTTAAAAAGTTAGAAACCGGTACTACCTACGTCAGAGTTACTGGTGACTTATCACTGAATGATGGTTATAAGGTATTACTTGGAAATTCAAATGATCTCCAACTTTTTCATGATGGTACACATAGTAGGATCAGCGATCAAGGAACAGGATGGTTAGTGCTTGAAACTAGCAGATTGCAAGTTAATAATCCTGCTAGTAATAAAGAAATGATAGTAGCTATTGAGGACAGTAGAGTTGAACTATTTTACGACAGCTCTAAAAAGTTTGAAACAGTGTCTGGTGGTGTAAAAGCCTATGGTCATATATATGCTGATGATAATAATGAAATAAGACTTGGTAATAGTGGGGATCTACAGATTTATCATGATGGAACAGACTCTAGGATACATAATTCTACTGGTAGGATAGTAACTAGAACAGCAACAGAAGCGGGGTGGTATAACTCTAATGGTACTGAACCTTTAGCTATTTTTAAAGTAAATGGAGAAGCACAACTTTTTTATGATAATGCTTTAAAACTTGAAACACAGACTTCTGGCGTTAAATGGTTTGGCGATCTTTACTGTGACGATAATCAAACTATAAAACTTGGAAGTTCAGCAGATCTCAGGCTATATCATGATGGTTCTAATTCTTATATTAACGACCAAGGCACTGGTGCTTTAAGAATGATGACAAATCTCTTAGACGTAAGGGATGCAAATTTTAACAATAGTATTTTTTACGGACAAGCCGCAAGCTCAAGCTATTTTTATTATGATGGGTCGTACAAAATAGTAACTGAAAGTATTGGAGTTTCTATTAATGGGGTTTTAAGGCCCGCCGCAACCAACAGCCACGATCTTGGTGCGTCCGATAGAAGATGGGCAACTATATATGCTGTTAATAATTTAAATACATCTGATGAGAACGAAAAGAAAGATATCAATAACTGTGATTTAGGATTAGATTTTGTAAATAAAATAAATCCTGTTTCATATAAATGGAAAGATGAGCAGCTAGGATCTAAAACTCACTATGGTTTACTTGCACAAAACATTGAAGATGCAGTTAAATCAGAAGGTAAAACTTTAGATGACTTTGGTGCGATTCACAAACCACAACACACTGCAATGGGTTTAAATTATAACCAGATCATTGCACCTTTAGTTAAAGCGATACAAGAGTTATCAGCTAAAGTTGCAGCCTTAGAAGCTGCTTAATAAATTATCCACCCTTTTACAAACAATTAAACATGCCAAATACATTTATAGGAGAACAAACTGTAGTTGAAGGTCTGTCCATATCTCCACATGATTATATTTCTATGACATATGCTGGAACTGGTAACGCTGGAGCAGACGACCCAACAACTATAGTTTACAAAATTGGCGGTAGTAGTGGAAGAACTGTTGCAACTTTAACACTTACATATGCCGCAGCTGGACGAGTATCAACCATTACAAAGAGTTAATTATGTCGTTCAAATTTAACGCCTTAACAGGTGGTTTTAACACATTTACCCAAGCCGATTTAACATCTATCGGTGGGTCAAATGATTTATCGTTTGGTGATAGTGCAAAGATAAAATTTGGTGCTGGTGATGACCTACAAATTTATCACGATGGTGCACATAGTTATATAGCTAACAGCACTAATAATTTATACGTTAATGCACCTAATTTCTTTCACTTAGGGGTATCTAATGGTGGTGATAAATATATAACTGCATTAGAAAATGGAGCAGTAGAGCTATTTTACGACAACAGTAAAAAGTTTGAGACAACTTCTATAGGATGTAAATTAACTGATGATGATACAACTACTGCCCTTCAATTCGTAAATTCTGATGGAGATAATGGTTATGTAATGGGTGAAAGTACCAATATTATTGGCTTTAAAGATAGTCAAGCTCATTGGTTAACTAAATGTTTTAAAGATGGTGGGGTAGAGCTTTATTACGACAACAGTAAAAAGTTTGAGACTACAAGTAGTGGAGCTACAATATCTGGAAAATTATTACTAGGAGGTGCTACCACTTTACAAAGTTCAACAAATGCTGATGATTTACAAATTGGTGCGAATAATCAAAGTAATCAAACTGGGATTACTTTAGGAAGTGCAGCTGCAAGTAGCCTTAGATTTATGGACGCTGCAAACGATGCAGCTGGATATCTTTTGTATAATCATGGAAACGATGTACTTACTATAGGAAGTACAAATCATATACAGCTAAGTGCTGGTGGTGTAGTTGTAAGCGTAACAAATAATGATCAGGTTGAATTTGAAGTAGGAGCCACTGCTAAATTTCAAAGAAATACTGGTGGTACTAATTCAAATGCTGCTTTATTTAATTCGGCAGGATCTCTAGTAGGAAAAATTATGTTTAATAACAGTGAAACTATTTATTCTACAAGTGGTTCAGATAGAACACTTAAGAAAAATTTTGAAAATTGGACAGAATCAGTTTTACCTTTATTTAAAAATTTAACACCACAAAAGTTTAACTTTACACAAGAAGAAGATTCTGAAACTAAACATAAAGGATTTATTGCACAAGATGAGGTTGCAAATTTTCCAGAAGCTTACCCTAAAGATCCTGAAACTGATAAATATTTATATTCACCTAATAATATGGTTGTTTATTTAATGAAAGCAATTCAAGAACTAGAAGCTAAAGTTGCAGCTTTAGAAGCTGCCTAAATTACACAAATTAAATTAAATTAAAATGGCATTTACAAAAATTTGGCAAGTAAACACACTTGAGCGTGACATAACTGATGGGCACGTAAATAAAGTTATCTACCGTGTAAAAGGTATGGACGGCTCTGAAGAAAAAACAAGACAAACTGGAGAAGTAAACTTTGTTAAACCTAGTTCTCTACCTTCTGACTTTGTAGCTTATGATAAACTTACAGAAGCAACAGTTCTTGGATGGGTAAAAACTGCATTAGGTGATAAAGTCGCAAAAGTTGAAGCAAAAATAGATGCAGATATTACCTTAATCAACACTCCTGTAACAGCAACTGGTAAGCCTTGGAGCTAAGTGGAGCTACCCACCATAGAGTTACCACCCACCTTTACAGTTGAGACTCCCTCTTTACCTTTACCTACAGCAGATGTTCCCTCATATCAACCTTTGGTCGTACCTCCGAGCGATTTACGAAGACCCGAAGGCACAGAGGAGGTGCGGACAGAAGAAAACCCGCCACCAAAAATACACTTCCCACCCTTACCTAGTATCACTTTACCTTCGCAAGAAGTTTTAGTTGCTGCATCGGTTACTGCTGTAACTGCTGTGGCAGCTGCGACTGTTACACAACCTGTAATTAATACGTTGAAGGATAAAATACAAAAGTTTTTACAAGGCAAGATAAACAAATGGAAACAAAACCGCCAGAAAAGAAAAGCATCCTTAGAAAAATTAAAGAAAATGTAGATGACCATGACGAGCAGATGCAAATACTAGGAGCCATGGTGCGTCTAGGAGTAGTAATCTGGTCTGGTTTTATCATTACACTAAATTATGTAGAGCTACCAATGGTTAAAAAAACTGGAGGATCGTCCGATATCACGTTCGTTGCTTCAATTTTTACTGGAGCCCTAGCAACCTTTGGACTATCTACAGGTAGAACAAAAGGTGAAAAAGATAAACAACCAAAAGTATGAAAAAACTAATCATACTCTTAGCCCTGTTATCACCCGCAGTAGCAAGAGCTAACACTGTGACTCCTCAATTTACTACAGGATCACTTAATTCAACAACTACTACAACTCAAACTATCGTTGAGACAGAGCAAGTGCAAGTATTCGGTGCAGCCGTAAACACTTGGTCCGGAACAAACATATCAGCAGCAGCGAGTGCTGGCATTGCTGGTGGTGATGCAGTATTTACAGTTACTGATAACACATTACCATGGAGCTTAGAAACAACAACAAGAGCAGCAGGCTTAGTAGAACAAAGAGATTATACACGCAACTATACAATAAACTCTACTACTACATCGCTCTCTGTCTTCTCTCAGTAACACCTGTATACGCTGAAGGAGATACAAACAATACATCAAATCCTGTAGCAGCAGCTACGGGTAACGTGACAAATCAAGCTGTGCAGTTTCAAAACAACGGTGCAGCATCACGTCAGGTATATGGTCCAAACATACAATGTAATGGATCTACTATGACGTTTAGTCCTTTCTATATGGGTAATGATGTTAGACCAGAAACAGAAGATGGTTACAACATCAACCAAAACTGGGGCTTTCAAGTTAACTTTATGGTTCCGTTAGATCGTAAGGGTCTACAGCAATGTAGAGCTATAGCTAAACGTCAGGAAGAAAAAATGAGACTAGACTATGAGCTAGTTCGTGCGTTGAAATGTGCAGAGCTTAGACAACGTGGCTTTACTTTCCATCCTAAATCTAAGATGGTCGTGTTATGTCAAGATGTCGTACCTATATCTGCCTTACAACCACCCAAACAAAAGAAACAATGGCCTTGGCAAAAATGAGCACACTATCAGATCAAGTAGCGGCAAGAGAAGCTGCTAAAAAAGCAAAAGCAAAAAAGAAAACAGTTAAAAAAGACGAAGCAGACCTAGGAACACCATCGCTATGATTGCACTAATTAAACCAATACTGTTCAAATTTTTGGGCAGCAAGTCAGTAAAAGAGCTTGTAGTCAAACTACTAGAAGCATACAGTAAGACTACTGACAACACAGTAGACGACAAGCTAACAGCTCTTGTCAAGAAAAACTTATTACCAGAATAATATGGAGAATCCAAGGGTTATACCCAAAAAAGCAACCGAAGAGAGTTTTAACGAGCTACACTACCTTGTTACAGAGGACTTTCTACGCAGAATAAAGAGTGGAGAAGCAACAGTACAAGATCTAAAGGCAGCTTGTGATTGGCTAAAAACCAATGACATTACAGGTGTCGCTTATGAGGGTAGTCCCTTGGACAAACTCAATAAGATCATACCAACTGTAGATCCATCTTTAGTTAAGAGAAAAGTCTATGGCAAAAACTTCTAGTTACTACAAGAAAAACCCTA